CTTTACATTATTAGTTATATAAGAAATGTTCCGCTTAAATAAAAAAAGGAGCTGGCATTGCACCAGCTCCAGAAAAGGAGATAAAGATATATTTACTTCAGCTACTCTTTGTTGAGTAGCCTACTGTCTGCCTTTATTAAGCAGCGTAGAATAAACCTACTGCACAGTTTGCAGGGTTAATAATTACGAAGCTTCCGAACAACTGAAGTGTTACTAAAACGTCTGGGCCGTCGTCAGATCCAGAGCCTGGCTGAACATTGATATAATCATCAATAATCAACTTAGATGGGTCATTTGCATGAGCATCGTTGTCGAAGTCCATAACATCTTCTTTACCAGGGTTATTTCCAGCAACACCATTGTCAACAAAGTCAGCATTTGTGTATGACCAGAACTCTACAGAGTCTTTGTCAAGAACATAGAATCTTCCCTTTGGACAATATGGATCGTCGTAAATATTCTCGATATAGTTTGTGCTGAATGAAGCAGAAACTTCCTTGATACCAACACTTGCCTTCTTAGCTTCTTTTGTAGAAGTAGCTGTGAAGTATGTGTTTGTTGATTCGATTTCGTTAGCAAGAGCCTGGAAATCTTCATCGTTCATAACGATTAAATCAGCCCTTGAACCATGACGTCTTACGAGTCTGATTGCTTTCTGAATTGTTGCTTTCTTAGCTTCGTTTGTTGCGTGTGAATCAACCAATACACCAGCCAATCTGTCTGGAGATACTGAACGATTTACATTGAAGAAGCTTGTTCCAAGACCAGTTCTGTCTGTTGGAAGCCATCCACCAAGTCCCATTGGAAGTAATGGATTTCCAGAAGCGTCTACAGAACCATGAAGCTGAATATATGTAGAAGCTGTTACTGCAATGTTAGAAGCAGGTTTGAATGTTACTGCATAATCTTCGATTGCTGTTACTTCTGCCTTTGTTGCATCAGAGTCAGCTGTCTTATAATCTGTCTTGAACTGAACTACAGAACCTACATCCAAAGCAGCTGGAATAGAACCATCTGTGAAAGTGATTTTTGTTCCAGTTGAACTAACTGTTGCTGAACTTGGGCAAGTACCAATAACACCATAACCGTTTCCGTAGAATGCAGAAGCAAGTGTACGTCTAAGAGCTGAAGTAGCTGCGAACATCTTGTTTCCAGCAACCTTCATATAAGCACCTCTCTTTGTAAGAGAAGCCTGAACTTCCTTAGCATTCATTGAGTATGTAGAGAACAACTGACCTGGAGTTACCTTGAACTCTGCGTTCTTTACAACTTCTGCTGCCTTAAGTTTAGCCTGTGTAAACTTACCAGATACAGCTCCACCTGCACCATAAACTGCTGCAAATGCCTGTTCCTTACCCTCAACACGAATTTTGTTGATTTCTTTTACTACTGGTGATTCGCGGAAAAGCAAGTTTTCTACGCCATCTTTATACCAGGTTTTAAGGATATTCTGAATATCCTGTGCTACATTTATAGCCATTATTATTCCTTCCCTAATTTATATTACAATCTGCCGAATTGGGACGGCTGTCGGGTGATATGAAACTTTTCGGGTTCCAAACCTATATTATTAGTTATACTTTATTAGTTACTCTTCGAAAACAGCATCGGTAAAAAGTGGATTAATCTTTCTTTGGTCTTTAGTTGTTTTCATTTCAATAACTGTGCCATCAGAAAGTTTAACCGTAACTGCCAAAGAAGGATTGTTGTTTGCTTTTTGGATAAGTTCCTCTATCAAACCCCAATCACATTCTTTTTTTAGCAGATACTTTTTCTGTAGATACTGCTTTTTCAGTTCTTTTTTGAACTGTTTTATCTCCTTATAATTTTCAAACATTATCTAACCTTCTTCATTTCCTCTTCCCAGAATTTGAGATTTTCTTCATCATCATCTGGTGTATCTGTAGCAAATTCGCTTCTTTCTTCGACTTCTTCGGCTGGTGTTTCTTCTTCTACTTTTTCAACTTCCTCTTCTGAAACTGGAGCTTCTTCAGCTGGCTTTTCTTCAGCTGTTTCTTCATTTTCTTTTTCAACAGAAGTTACTTCACCATCTTCAACCTCAGCTTTTACTTCGCCTTCGTCTGTTTCAACTTTTACCTCTTCGATTTCTTCTGGCTTAACACCGAAAATACCAGCTATATCATCAAGCTGTTCCTGAATCTTAGAAGCAAGTTTGTCTACATAAACATCTTCTTCCATTCCGTCTTTTCTTCCACTGAAATCGTCAAAAGCTTTCTTAACGATATCAAAGCTGTCGTCTTTTTCTAGAGCCTTGAGTTTATCATTGAAAGGCTCAAGTTTTTCTGCGTGCTTGCATCTGAAGTCAGAGAGAGCATCTTCATATTGCATATGATCAAACTCTTCTTTGATAGGATTAAGCAAGTTGTCATAAATGCTTGCTTTTACTTCAGCGATTTCGTTTGCCAAATGGCCATAGTCTTCAACAAGCTGCTTAACAGCTGCTACTATATCAAAGTTTTCATTTTCCATTTTACTGAACTCCTGTATTATTAGTTAAAATATTACTTGCCATAACCTGAGCTTGAGCATTTGCTTGAGCTTGGTTAACAATTTCCTGTGCCTGTCTTTGAAGCTGTGTCTGGAATGCTTGTTCATCTGCTGTTGCAGCATTCTGATTGTTTTGCTCTGCAATCTGATTTTTAAGATTTACAGCTTCTTTATAAAGAGCTTTTAGATTCTCTATATTTTTAATATTTTCTTCATTCTCAACAGCCTTAAGAGAAAGCATTGTATTTACAATCTCCTGACAAAGCAAATCAAGTGGTATATATTCTGGAATTGTAAAATCATTATTTACAATTGCCTGGTCAATAACTGCTTCAACTGCATTAAGAGAATTGTTTGCAAAACTGTAAGATGCTTCAAGGTCAACAGAATCAAAATATCTAGCTGCGTGAGAGCGTGATATAATACCACTTGCAACCAAATCATTAATCTGTTTGCTTCTTTCTGAAGGGTCATTAGACAAATAATCAAGATTTGAGAACTGAATACTCATATTTGTATACTGCTCTTGTATCTGTCCCCACTTTATAGGGAATCTCTTATTATCTGCTGGTAAAATGAACTCATCTGCATTTTCAGATTTGATAATAAGTCTTGTCAAATCAGTATATGCTCTGATTACTTGCTTCATTTGAACTTCAAATCTCTCAGATTCAATGTCATTCATTGTCTTAAGAGCTTTTCCAGAATCAAGTCCAGCTGGTTTCTTTGATTGAGCAGTAAGCTTTGAAATACCTACCAATTCGTAAGCATCATTCTTTAACTGTTCAACGGTTTGCATATACTGGTCTCCAATAAAGTTTGGAGTCATTATAGAAACTGGATTTGTAATATCTGGAATTGGCTTATAAGTAAGCATCTGGCCTACTTTATTACTAAGCTGAGATACTTTTACATCACTTCCTTGTGGAACAATAACAGTATGGGCTGGATTAAGTCTTGAAGCCTCTGAAATAAGATTATAAAGGTCATCAAGCTTCATCTGAATACCATAAATCAAGTCAACAACTGAAGAAGTATCACGTCCATAAACGGGACTTACATAACTCAACTTGATAAATGGTATATCTCCAGCCAAATATGGTTCTGTTTTTGCAATCTGACCGTTTATAAGAGTTGCTCTTACATTGTTTACTGTATCATAGTAATCAGAAAGAGTAACGTATTCCTCTTTTCCTTTATACTTTAAATCTTCTGGTAAAAGAGTAGTTGGGAACCAATCTCTTTGATACAAAACTCTTGTAATTTTTCCATAAGTTTCCTCAGCTGGTCTATAAATAACCTGCCAAGGAAGAGCCTTTTCTATTTTATGAGTATAGTTGTCGTAATAAACAAAACCTCTACCAAAAATACAAGCATCTCTAAATGCTTCTGTTATTATTTTATTAACATCCTGTTCGTCAAAAATAAAATCAAAGAACTGTTGAGCTTGCTTAGCAATCTGCATTTGCTTATAAGTTCCATTGATTGTATTAAAGAATGGTCTTGTGTGTTTAGCAGCAACCTGTGAAGTTATTGCATCAATACAAGACTGAATAACATTTTCATTTATAGAAGAAGTATATTCACTGTTTATGAGATTCCAATATCCAACAATATTTCCAGACTTAATCTGATTAAGAGAAACATTCATTGAATAAGTATAAAGACGAAGATTTCTAAGATATTTTGGTCTAAGTCTATCTCTATACTGTGAAAGTTCTGCTATATTATCTAATATTTTTTTCTTATCCATTTAAAGCATCTCCCCCAGTTTTTTGTGGCTGATTTACTTCATTAGTTGAAATTGGTGCAGACTGCATTGTTGTTGCCATAACAGTCTGCATGTCGTTTGCTGTTGCTATATCTTCTGGTGTTTTTTGTTCTGATGGAATATCATAATCCAATAACATTATTTTTTACCTCCAATACCTGTGAGTATACTTCCTGCTGCTGGCAAAAGTCCCTCTTGAGATACTTTATTAACTAAAGCCGCAATTGCTTTATTAAGTGCTGAAGAAGGAGTTGTTGCTGTCTGCCAAGCATTGATAGCAGCCAAATCTTTTTCTGTTATATTAGCACCTTGGGCTTTTGCTTGATTAAGTGCATTAACAAGTTCCATACGTGCTTCATCATTCTGTGCTGCTGTATTAACCATATTTTGAGCATTTTGAGCAGCTTCTGCTCTACGTGCCTGAGATTGTGCTGTATATTCATCACGGAATTTCTGCCAATCAGATGTATAATCTTGTCCAGCTGCACCTTTTCCAACTGCGCCTAAAAGATTACCTAAAACATTAGCAACTGCTTGTGCTTTTCCCTTTGCGCCTTTTCCCCATAAAGCCTGTAAGTAATCTGCTCCAGATTTATATGGGTTTTGCTCGTCTAAAACTTCTTGTGCTATTTGCCATTGCTTCATAGCTGAATCCTTTGCTTTCTGTTCCCTAGGGTTTAATCCATTTTCAGGAGCACTATTGTTAGAATCGTTAGCACTCCTAGTAGTATTAGCGGGTTCATTTTGTTTTTCTCCTATATTTGATTTATCACCTATCTGTAGATCTCCACCAAATACTTCTGGGTGTTTTTCTTTGTATTCTTCTTTTACTGCAATATCTCTGTCAGCAAGATTTTGTGCAACTTCTTCTGGATGAACAGCAGCACCAACTAAAGAACCTCTAGTGCCAGTGGCCTCTTTTTGCTCGTCTAAAACCTTATTGTCTTCAATAACTTGCTGCATTTTTGGCATAGCGCCAGACATTGCTGCTCCACCCATACCAAACTGATTTCCTTTTATAGCAGTATTTACGTCTGATAAAATCTGCTTAAAAAGACCTTTTTTAGGCTTATCTGGTGTTGCATTGTTATTGTTAACATCCTTTATAGAAGACTTCATTGAATCCTTCGGTGCTTCTTTTAAAAGCTCGTCCATTCTACCTGTATTGTCTTTCTTATTAATCGTTTCTTTGCCAAATGCATCTTTTACGTCTGCCATTATTCTGCTCCTTCAAGTTCACTTATTCTCTTGCTCATATCGCTTATAAGCGCAATAGCGTCTAAAGCAAGTCTGGTTCCATTAACGTGTTTAATACCATTTGCATCTTCTTCTACTGCTGAAGCTGTAATAGGGTTCTTTTCCAGGTCTTGTGCCATCGGGCCAATGTTTATTTCATCATTAGTCTGCTCTGGATATTTTTCCTTTGCTTCATCAGTATATTCATAAACATAGTTGTCAATGCCTTCAATCATTTTAGAAAGAGAACCATATCTATTTTGAGCATCGTCTACAATCTCTTTCATTCTTTCATCAGAAAGTCCAACTAAAGCACCACCAACATTACCAACTACCTGTCCAATAGTTGCAAGATTTTGTGAAGCTCTGTTATACTGATTATTCTTTTCTTGCATAGCTGAAGAAGGTAAAAATTGTGTAGCACCAGTAATACCCTGAGCGCCAGAAACGGCAGATTGGCCTGCATTCATAGCCATATTCTGCTGACCCGCAAAATTATTACCATATGCAGATGCCGCAGAGTTTGCACCCATCATAGCAGCCTGTGCTTTACTCATACCTGCATTTCTAGCTGCTTGCTGTGCTTGCTGTCCAGCTAACCCTGCTGTCATAGCAGCACCTTGCTTAGCCTGCTCTAATGCATTCTGATATCCTCGATTTCCTGTATATTTATTTACTACGCCCTGCTGATTAGTTAAGGCATTACCATATTGCTGTATACCTTGTGTGTAGTCCTTACTAGAACCACTTGATAAGTTTTCAAATAAACTAGCCATTTATACCCCCAGTTCCATTAAAGAAGTTAACATGTCTGTAAGAATCCTGAATAATGAGTGGCTGATTAACATCTCTTGCAAGAACATCGTAATAAGTATTCCAAGCTTCTTCCTTCATCATTTCAAGAGCTGAAACATCTGCGCCTTGTTTAATCTTATAATACTCAGCAAGATAAATAACACACAACTGATAGAAAATATGATTAGGGAAATCAAGAGAAGTATCTGCTACTGAAATATCCATAGTTATTGGATTATCGAAGTAGTAAATATCTACCCCCATAGATTTTGATAAAACTAATTTATCACCTCTAATATCATACCAAGTGTCATTATTTGTCATCCACTTCTGATAACGTCTTATAATCTGTGAATTTTCCCCATATCTAATGTCATACAACTGATAAAAATTTTCTGGCAAATCATACTCATTACTTATTTCAGAGCCTTCTTCTGGATAGCTCTTTTTAGTAAAATAGTATTTTTCGCCCATATTGATTGCTTTCTGATAAACTCTACTAAATGCAGTATTTATCCAGAATTTGTTTTCGTCTGCTGTTGGCATTCCAGAATTTGTGAGATCAGCCAAATCTAAGGCCGCCTTGATTATATCTGAAATTTTAATATTCATTTCTTATTCCTCTCTTTATTAGTTAAGACTTTATAATAGTATCCCAAATATTATATCCAACATCTTCAGTGGCAGCATTTTTGATTGCTTCACCAATTCCAGTATCCATTCCTTTTGTTTCTGCTTCTGTTTCTTCTACTTCTTGAGCTTCTGGGTTTTCCTCTACTACCTGCTCAATAGTTTCTGTCTCTGGATTATAATATTCGGTGCCATCAGGGCTCATAAATGTTCCCTTTGGAAGAACTCTGTTTCTACCGTTAGCAAATACCTTTCTCTCATATTGGAGAGGCTTGAAGAACTTATTTACTCTTTCTTTGTCTTCTTCCTTTTTGCGCTTTTCGTCTCCTGCTTTCTTCTGCTCATCAAGCATTTCATCAATAGCATCTTCTACAGCTTTCTTTTCTTTTGCAGACATTTTTCCCCATTTTGCTTCATTATCATCTAATCCAGCAGCCTTTCTTGCTTCTTTTTCATACTTTGTAGGCTTTTTAGCGCTTTCATATGCCTTCTGCTTAACCTTTAAATCGTCTTCTGCAACACCTTCATTAACATCGTTGATTATTTTATCATTAATGTCTTTCTTTGTTGGTTTAGTGAGAGGAATGTCTTTTTCAATCTCTTTTGCCTTATTTTTAATATCTCTATCTTCCATCTTTTCGAAGACTTGATTATAAAGTGGCTTATCCTCAATAATTGTGGCGCCCTCATCACTTACCTCTTCTTCTGGAACTGCCTGTTCTTCAAAGTATCCCATTTGTGTTGGATCTGGTGTGTCTATAACACCATTAGCATCTACATCCATATCATTTTTTACATCTTCTGGAATGCCTACTGAGCCTATATCAATAGTTGGTTCTTCGTCTTCTGGAATTTCATCGATAGCATAATCAAGAACTGTATCTGCTGCTTCTTCTGGAAGTTCATCAAACACAGTAAATGGTGGCTCCTCATCTTGAGAAACTGTCTTATCTTCATCTAACTCTTCTTCGATAATCTCTGGGATTACATAATCTAATCTATTCATTTCATACTCCTATTATTGTTGTGAATCTGGGTAAATATAAGAATCATCGTCTTCTGGTGAGTTATTAGATGAATACTCTTCACACACCTCAAACAAGTCTTCTTCATCAAACATAAGCTGTCTTGTAGCGTAAAGTAAAGAGAACAATATATCTGGGTGATAAACATCTGAGATTTCACTTGTGATATTATCCTCTTCATCTCTTTCATACAAGGTTTGTTCTATTTCGTCTTGGCAAATTCCGTTAAGTGGAACATAAATGTGAGTTCTTAACAAATCTGCCATTTGAGAAATGCCTAAATCTTTATCGTATTTGTAAGCACATTGAACTGGGAGATTGTAGTTTGAAGACATTTCATACATTATTGATTTATCTGAAGTATCTCCAAATATGCAAACCTTTGAAGGGTCTGTTCCTGATTTGACAAGAACTTCTCTACACTGATTTATCATTTCAATGTTTTTATTTACTATTTCTTTAACTGTTGATTGGTTGAACTTTGCTTCATAGAAAACATATCCTACTTTTCTTGTCTTATCCCACGCAAGTGCTGTAAGACCGTTGTAGTCTGAGAAACCGTAGTCATTACCACAGTAAACATAATCAGCTGTAAATTTGCCCTGACTTATTTCATTAAGAAGCCACTCATAAGGAGTTGAATAAGGTTGGTAATCAAATTTTAAAGCATCTTTAAATACTTGTGCTGTTGAGTCATAGACAAACTGTCCTCTATATTCCCTTAAGATTAAAGGATCATCTATTGCAACACCTTTGTTCTTTGCTACTCTTTCTATGAACTCTTCAGTATTTGAAAGGAATGGATTGTCATTCATAGTAAAATGATATTTCTTCCAACCTTCTGAGTTATAGCATTTCTCAAAATATGTCTTTGGTCTTCTTGGTGGAGTTCCCTGCAAAATAATGCAAGAATCTTTGAAGTCTACAAGCATAGGCTCGCAAACATCTTCTACAAGCTCTACCATATTTCTTTGGTCCTGGGCTTCATCAA